TATTCGACCTACTGCACTTGTTAATGCAGGAGATGTTCCATCTATTCCTGAACAATTCATGCAAACAATTGTAGATGGTGCTACAGCATATGCTTATCAGTATCGTGGCGAAGCACAGCAATATGGAATTAATTTTGCCCGTTTTGAAGAAGGCATTAAGTATATGCAATCAATTTTACTTAATAGAACAGACTATGTAAGGTCAACGTATTTACCACACTCACAAAAGTATGGCATTAATGTAGCTGGATTTTAGGGGATATAAATGGCAGATGAATCTGGCCTCAGTCCTTTTGTATTCGCCTGTCAAGGTGGTTTGGTACTAGACCAATCTACCTTTGTTATGCAACCGGGCATGGCACTTGAATTAGAAAACTTTGAGCCTGACGTACAGGGTGGCTACAGACGTATTTCGGGTTATGCCAAGTGGACTACGGGCGAAGTACCATACACAGCTGATACTACTGAACCTGTTTTAATGACAGCATACTATAAAGGTGATGTACTAGCCGCACGTGGTGAAAAGATTTTCTCTTCTACTAATAATAGTACTACACTAGATGGGGCTTTACTAGTAAGTGACACAACAATTACAGTACTGTCTACCTCAGGATTTCCTACCGCCGGTACGTTGTTAATTGGTACAGAGCAGATTACCTACACAGGTACAACCTCTACCACATTTACTGGCTGTACTCGTGGTGCTAACAGTACTACTGCAGCAGGCTATCCAAGTGGTACAGCAGTTCTAGCCTTTTGGACAGAAATAGATACAGGCAGAACTGGTGCAACAAAGTATACATTTTTTCGGTATAACTTAGGTGGTACAGATTACATTGTATGGGCAGATGGTGCAAATAATGCATCTAAATATGATGGCACTACGGTAACAGACTTAAATGCTACAGGCGCACCTGCCGACCCCAAGTTTGTTACTGTATTTAAAAACACATTATTTTTTGCTGGTATGTCTAATAATCCAGAAGAAGTAGTTTTTACTGCACCTTATACTGACGATGACTTTGCAGTCGCTAATGGTGCAGGCTCTATTGCAGTAGATAGTCCAATAACTGCTATCGTTCCTTTCCGTGAACAGTTATATATTTTCTGTGAAGAACGTATATTTAGACTATCTGGTAACTCTAATGCAGACTTTACACTGCAACCTGTGTCTCGTGAAATTGGATGCCTTAATGGATTTACTGTTCAAGAATTTGCAGGTGACTTAGTTTACCTTGGTCCAGATGGACTGCGTACTGTTGCTGGTACAGACCGTATTGGTGACGTTGAGTTGGGTACAATTAGCCGCCAGATTCAAGAACGCTTTACTGGATTAAGTGATGTAAACGAGTTTGACAGTCTAGTTATTCCAGACAAAACACAGTACCGTTTGTTCTTCTCTAACTCAGATGTAGCGAGGGCAAACACAAAAGGTATTATCTGTGTACGTAAAGGCGATACATATGAGTTCGGTGACTTAAAAGGTATTGCACCCAGTTGTACAGACTACACAATTGCACAAGGTCAAAGTTTTATTCTACATGGTGGTTTCGATGGTTACGTGTATAGACAAGAACAAGGCAGTGACTTTGACGGTAATACAGTAACAGGTAAGTATCGTTCACCTGACTTGACTATGGGTGATGCCGGTATACGTAAGGCGTTTCAACGTGTTATTATAAACTACTCACCTGAAGCCGCAGTTAATGCAGATTTGTTTGTAAGGTATGACTATGAATCACCTAATGTACCTAGACCTGCTGCATATCCATTTGATACTACAACAGCGGTAGCTATATATGGTTCATCGGTATTCGGTGTTGCTACATTTGGTGGTCAGTCAAACCCATTGACAAGACAGCCGATTGAAGGTTCAGGATTTGCAATAGCATTACGTGTTAACGATAGGGGAACGTCAGCCCCTTACTCACTGAAAGGCTTTCAGCTAGAGTTTGAAGCGGCGGCAAGGAGATAATAAATGGCAGGTTATACTAGACAATCCTCATTCGCTGATGGTGATATTATTCAGGCATCAGACTTTAATGATGAATATAATCAACTAGTAAACACATTTGATAATACCACAGGTCACTCACATGATGGCACAAGTGGTGAGGGTCCAGTCATTGGCTTGATTGGAGACCCCGGTGTAGCTGCGCCTATTAACAAAGTTGTAGTTGATGATACAAATAACCGTGTCGGTGTTTTTGTAGATGCAGGTGGACTAGGTTCATCTGTTGAACAGGTACGTTTTGAAGATGGTGTTATTTTACCTGTAACAACAAACGATGTTGATTTAGGTTCTATAACAAACCAATATAAAGATGCTTATTTTTCTGGTAGTTTAAATGTAGCTGGTATTAGCGTTGGTGGGGGTTCTAGTATTGGGACTGTACTTGATGAAGATGATATGGTTTCTGATTCAGATACCTCTATTGCTACGCAGCAATCAATTAAAGCCTACGTAGATTCGCAGGTAACCGCACAAGATTTGGATGTTGCTGCAGATACAGGCACCGCTGCTGTTGACCTTGACAGCCAATCATTTACTGTAACTGGTGGCATAGGCATTGATACATCTGCTACAGGTCAAGCTGTAACCATTGACATTGACGCTACAGTAGCTACTGTAACAGACACACAGACACTTACAAATAAAACTATTGACGCAGCTAGTAACACACTATCTAATATAGACACTACTATGCTTGCTGCAGGTGTACTTGACACTGACCTTACATCCGTATCTCTTACAGATGATACCATTCCATCGGCTAAAGCCACTAAAGATTATATTGATACACAACTTACTGCAGAAGATTTAGACTTTCAAGGTGATACTGGTGGCGCACAAACTGTTGATCTAGACAGCGAGACACTCACTATTGCTGGTGGTGTAGGTATTGATACTACAGGTTCAGCACAGACTCTTACTATTGATATTGATAGCACCGTAGCTACCCTTACTGGTACGCAGACGCTTACCAACAAGACGCTTACAGCCCCTATAATCAACACCATCAGTAATACTGGTACTATTACCCTACCGACTAACACAGACACGCTTGTAGGCCGTGCTACAACGGATACGCTGACAAATAAAACCTTGACAAGTGCTGTGCTTGACGGTACAATAAGTGGAACTTCTATTAAAGATGAAGATACAATGGTATCTGACTCTGCTACACACTTAGCTACACAACAATCTATTAAGGCTTATGTAGACTCACAAGTGGGTGCTATTCCTCTTGGTGATATTACAGAAGTAACTGCAGGAACAGGTTTATCTGGTGGCGGTACTAGCGGTGCAGTAACTCTTGATATTGACAGTACTGTTACTACCCTTACGGGTACACAAACACTTACAAACAAAACTTTAACCAGTCCAACAATTGATTTGTCAACAATAACATCTGCCGGTGATTTGGCAGTAGCAGATGGTGGTACAGGAGCAAGCAACGCTTCTGATGCACGTACTAATCTTGGCATAGCAATTGGTACAGACGTACAAGCCTATGATGCAGAACTCGCAGCACTGGCTGGATTAACATCAGCGGCAGATAAAGGTATACAGTTCACAGGTGCGGGAACAGCGGGTACTTATGATTTAACAACAGCAGGTAAAGCACTACTTGATGACGCTGATGCCGCAGCACAACGTACTACCCTTGGTTTGGGTACAGCAGCCACCTTAAATGTAGGTACAAGTGCAAATAATATTGTACAATTAGACGGTACTGGAAAACTACCAGCAGTAGACGGTTCACAGTTAACTAACCTCACCATAACAGAAACAGACCCAACAGCACTAGCATTTGCTATTGCGTTAGGTTAAATACCACTTGACAATTAATATCAAGTGTGATATAATTATACTATATTAGGAGTAATAAATGGCAAACGCTTTTAAATCAGAGACAGATACTGGAGTAGGAACATCCCCTGCTACCGTTTACACATGCCCTGCCTCAACAGAAACAACCATAATTGGTTTAACTATAGCAAATAT